GAGTTCATCCTCGGGAGGCATACGCCGGGTTGTGTACGTGATCAGGTACGGAATGATCGCCTTCAGCAGCACGCCGCCAATGCCCAACCAGAAGCTAGGCCGTTGGGCAACGAGGTAGCCGCCAGCGCCGATCCCGATTAACAGGACGGCGATGGCGGCAATCTCCAGCCAGGTCACGCCTTGGGCTTGTTCGGGACCATATAGGTTACGGCAGCGGTCATCAGAGCGCCACCGACCACGGCGACGGCGTCAATCATCGACGGGGTGATCCAGCCGGTCGAGACGCCGAACAGCCCGATCAGGGCGACGAGGCTGGTGATGAAGGCGGCAACCGCCTTGCTTGCAGTCATTCCCATTTTCTTCTCCTATTTTGCGCCACGGTGGGTAGACCACGGCAGTTGATAGTGGGGGCCGTCCCTGAATGTCTTCCAATCTAAGCCAGCCTCGATAGGGACGTTCTCGAGCTTGGCGGCAGATTTCATTGCGGCTGCGATCTTCACGTACAAGGGCCAATCCCAAGACGGCTTGCCGTTCAGCGTGGCAGCTACGTCGATGGCGTGGGAGAAACCGTTCGCTGCAATGAGGTGGCGCGAGCGCATCGTCTTGGACGCACCCTTTGCCAAAAGTAGCCGTTGCTCCTCAATGGTGCGCGGGCCACAAGTCACTATGAACTGGAACGCGGGGTCCTTCCAATCACGGGCGCAGCGAGTGACTACGCGGACGAGATCGGGGTGAACCCGCTTTAGCTTTGCGAGCGAGGATGCATTGAGGATCATTTTGATCTCGACCAATATGTGTACCAAGTCCCGAGCGCCAAAGCGCCAAGGATGGCGGTCGTGATGCTGCGGGCTATGGTCTGGGTGACGGTTTTCTTCGTCTCGCGCCAACTGTCGAGCAAGCCACGGAGTTCGCGGACATCGACCCCGGCTGTTTCGTCGTGAAGCCCGACTTCGGCTAGCGCCTTCTTGGCACCGGCTTCCGCAGCTTCGACAATGATTGCCTTTATTTCGAAGTCATTCATCGAGGCAAACCTGAATTAAAGAGGTTGTTCTGATGCGGGATCTTGGCTTTGCGCGGGAACAAAAACGGCGGCCCCTAGAGGAGCCGCCCTGACAATTTGCTCAGTAAAGCGTTGAAGGCGTCAGCCATTACACTGGCGAAATCGGAACCACAGCAGCGGCAGCGGCGGCGGCAGCTACAGAGCGTTCCCAAGCAACCGTCTCTGAGAGAAGCTGACCAAGGATGGCCTTGGCATAGTTCTCAGCCGTCTCTTCCGGCGTGGCGGCTCGCGTCACCCACGACTGCGTATCACCGTCAACGACGTTCTCCGTCACCTGTCCGTAGCTGGACGCCATGAGGTAGCCCATGATGCGCGGGGCATCGCTGTCAGCAATTTGAAGTTCTTCCTGTAGGTCAAGTGTGGGGCCACTCACGCCAAAGAAAAGGGTTGCCATTATTCAGTCTCCTGCGTTTCGGTTTTGTTTGCTTCAGCCACTGCGGATTCTAGCTTGGTGAGGATCGACGCGGCGTGTTTGACGCCCTGCAATCCGGTAGCCTTCACGCCAGCATCAAGCAGCCCCGCGAGGGCTTGGAGTTCGTTCTGGTCAAGGGTGAGGGTAATCATGGGTTCTTTGTTGGTGACAGGAATGGTGGTGATGTGCTGCATTACGGCTCAATCGCAATCTGCTGGGCAACGCCACTAGGAAATATCGCCATGAGACGAATTTTTCCGCCGCTTGTATCTGCGTAGAGCCTGACAATTGATGCTGCTGGTGCAGCCGGAGGTGACGCACCATAAGTGTAGAAGGACATTGCGCCAGCAGTAGTTGTGCTGGAACCCCGCAGACCCAATACTCCAGTGGCGTCACGGTGAAGCTGAACGTCCTGAGATGCACCTATCCGGAATGCTCCGGTATTATTGTCGATTGCAAGGCCGCCTGGGGCTGAGACAAGTAAAGGCTGCACACCGAAAGCACTCGCGTATATCGACAAGACCGTGCCACGGTCAGCCATTGCAATCTGAGCAAGGCTGCTTGCGTTTGCGGCAACAGTGACAACGCGATTGCTGCCAATCGTTAGCGCATCAACCAACGTGTTCTGCGATGCGCCACCGCCACCAGCCGGGGCAACCTGAAACACAATAGACCCGCCAGCACCACTGCCAGTTCCCTGCGGACCAGAGATTATGACGTTGCTGGCTGCGACGTTAGTTCCAGACGTATTCAGACCAAGCTTGAGGCTGCCACCCTTCGACACATTGAAGGCGCTGACAGAACCAATCTGTAGGTCCATCAGCAGCGAGGCAGCCGCAGACGCCGTGTTAGTGACATTCATCTTCACTGCGGTGAACGTGGTGGCGCCAGCGTTCCATGTGTCAACGAGATCGAAGATATTCTGAGTAGTCATTATGCGGTCCTCGCAATGATGGTGTCGCCGGAGCGCGTCAGGATAGTGCTGGCGTCGCGGGTCAGGATTTCAATCTCAGGAGTGACGGGTGGGGATGACCCCTGCCGGTGTTGTCCAAACGGGGATCGAATGCCGTCTAGCGGCGACATAATATCACGCATGGCTGACAACCACCGATGCGCCGTCCTGCGAATAGGCATAGAGCCGATTAACGCCGGAGAGTCCGGGGAACAGGTCGGTCAGCAGAACATTGCGCTCGCCCTGCCCAGGGTTATAGCGGATCGCGCCTGTAAGATCAGTCGGGGCTGTTGCGCCCACAGTGCCTTTCACAAGCACAAAATTACCGCTGATGTTCTGAAACGTCACCGTTGAGATGTTTGCATCTGTCAGCTGAATCCATGTGTCGGCGGCCACATTCTTGGTGGTGTTCTGAGCCATAGTCTATTCCTTCATTTGGAGTTGTGATTGGAAGAGGGTCCGGCGCAGATATCAGCGCAAGCCATAAACATTAATTTGTCTACTATCGCGCCGTGTTGCCAGCCATGCCTCCAACAAGCATGGCGCAAATCTGAATAAGCTCCATCGTCAGTTCCTTACGCCGGCAGGCTCGTCAGGCAGGCTCGCGCGCGTTCCGCGAATGACATCACGAAGAGCTTCACGCCATTCCAACCAGTCGTGCGGCAGCTCAATACGGCCCTCCACAGACTTCACGACCACATAATCAGTCGCCACCAGCAGTTCCCGTGCCATTGCGCTCAGCGATTGTACGCGCATCAAAATGGCTTGCCGCGCATTGTAGAGTGCGGCTTCCTTTGCCGTACCCCGCGCATCCTCATCCTCAATAGCCTCTATGCCATTGGTCGATAAGAAGATCGCTAAACCCTCCTCGCCAAGCGTGCTTGTCAAGACTGCTAGTTCGTCATCAGACCACATGATCTTGTCCTCGCTCATGTCAGCACCTTCTTGAACCCGCAGGCCCAGTTCCGAAGGTCGTTTAGCGAACCTTTTTTGTAGGGCGGTGATCCGCTGACAAACGGAACGGTCCAGTCTTGGTCGTGATAGAAAGCAGTCTCGGCATCACTATCGACAAGATTGCCGACCCGCGAGAACGCGCCAACGTAGTCTACGCTGTCGCCAGCCACAGGCGCTGCATCAAGCGTGATGCGGATTGTAGTGGCGCTTTGGATTGCCACACCCGTGATCTTCTTGTTCACGTTGTAAACGTAGTGCGTACCGGTCGGCGTGCCAGAGAGCGTGATCACACCACCGCCAACAGTCGCTTCAAGCTGGAAGGTGTTCGTTGTTGCGTTCACCACGTAGTACGGCGTTCCTGCTGTTAACCCAGTTGGCAGTGCTCCGTTCGTTTGGAGCATGACGCGCGTTCCGTTGGCGAAGCCATGAGCATTTAACGTCGCAATGCTGGTCGCCACTGTGAATGTCGGAGACCCCGGCGTGCCGCTCCAGAAGCCGAAGCCATAAGTGTTTACACCGTCAAACGTCACCGTCGATGGCACGTTGTTAGAGTTCGTTGCAAACTGCATCGGCCCAACTGGAACGTAATAGGTAACGTCCACGTAGGTTGCGCCGCGTGTAAAGCTAAGAGGACGCAGTGGTTGCCAGTTGACGCCATCCCAGACAATCTGCTTCAGAATCTTCCCGAAGATTTCGCCCTGCCAGCGATAGCCCGCATTGTAAGAATGGATGTGGTTGGTGATCTGATAGACGGGGCCAAGGCAGTAGAGCGGGCGTGTCCCACGATTGTCAACTACGTCCAGCAAGTTTTGGTCGATGACGCCATTAGCAAAGTTCGACCGATTGCCGATGCCAAACGTCGAATAGTTGATCTGCGGGAACACGCAAATCACATCGTCCGATTGCCCTGTAATGCGTTTGATTGAAGCGTTAAGCTTGTCATAGTAGGCAAAGAAATCACTCTGGTAGTTGGCATTCGTCATATCCGAATGGCCCTGCTGCCAGAGAAACGCCTTAAGCGAATAGATTTGACCACGCTCGCGGTGGAAATCACGCGCCCACACGACAGATTGCAACAGCAACTCGTAAATCGTAGCCGGAGAAGCAAGGCTCAACGGTTTCAGTGCTTGCACTAAGTAAGACGGACTGGTTTCAGCCGCGAGCGAAGAAAGTGTAAAACCACCACCGCCAGACGAACCAAAAGTCCAGTCAACTTGCTGAGCGTTGGCATAGCTGATGACGTGCTTCATCATTGCATGTGAAAGGTTGTAGTTCGAGGGAGCACGCTTTTCTGGCCCGTTTAAAGAGCCATAAGCATTTACGCGAACTTGAAATGGACCTATTTCCCGGTTGTTGTCGCTGTCGCGGGTCGAGCGTACCCCAGAAAGAGGTTCAGTGATTAACGAGGATTTGCCAACATTAGCGGTATTGGTTCCGCCGATACTATCAACATCTCCATCCCAACCGTTGTTAGCGTTAACCCACGGATCACTTGACGAGTCAATGCTGCCCTGCCACCACGACTGACCGGAGTAAAGGATTCCAAAAGACTCTTGCGGAACTTCAAGAGTAGGAGCTTTTGCGTAATCCGCGATGCTGTCGTGAACATCACGCATTGTCATCCAGTCGCAATTATCAACGACTGTCAGCGCCTTTATCCACATGCGACTGCCGTTAATGCCTGTTGGATACGCTGCCGCTGCGCCAAGACCACCGCATCCTACGAAGAAGCTGGTCAGCCCCGTCATCGAAGACTGGTTCGTTTGGTAGCGTCCGACTTCGCGGCCATTGACATACAAAGCCAAAGCGCCGCTTTTTTCCTTATGTATGCAGAGGATTTGCGGGCCACTTCTAGACCACAGGTCCCCGTAGATATCGCTGACCGGATCACCGCCACCCGTACCATCGTAGAAAAAGAACGACAACTGGCCGCGTTGGGTGATGCTAAGTTCAACCCGTTCGCCAGATGAGCCTGTCATTTTCAGTAGATTAAAGCTAGTCTGCCAATCATTGAATGGGGCTGCAAACTGGTAGAACCCATTTACAAGCCACCCCGCAGTCCATGAATCCGTAATGCCGATAAGATCATTCGGCACATCTGGCACTTGCGTCGTGTTTGTGTCGTTGATGACCTTGGCGACCGACCCAATTGGGCGGCTTGTCACCGCCGTCATGTCTGCTTTTGTGTTATAAGTGACAATGTCTTCGACAGGCAACTCAAAGGCCATTACCAGACAGAAGTTGTCGGTATCCGGGAGCACTTGGCTGTTGACCTGAAATCCAGTTTGCGGCGGGAAGTAGACGCCACGGCTTTGCAGAATCGGACGAGGATTGGCACCGCTGTAGAGTACCGCGCCTAGCCCAAGCTCTCGCGCCGCAGGATCAACCGAAATCCACTTTGTCAGCGCACCTGAGCTGTCATAGTAGTTTACCGGGCCATCAGCGTACCAGAAGCCCCGCACATCAGCGCCTTGCGCCTGCACATTGCCCATGACGCGAGAGAACACATCCGTAATCGCAGACGCCGCTGGATAGCGCGCGACCTCGGTGGCAACACCCGTATCGTTCCGGTATCGGACGATCTGGGTTCCAGCAACAACCTGAAACTGCTGACCACTAGCGACAGCTGCAATACCCGCTGCCGTTGTGGCATAGACGTTTGCGTTGATGAAAGCCGCATCACGCGCAGTCTCCGCGCCCGTGCGTGCCGTGGTGGCGAGTGAGGCTTGAGTAGTGGCTGTCGTTGCCTGAGCCGTTGCGATCCCGGCTTGGGTCGTTGCGGTAGTTGCCTGAGTAGTTGCAATTCCAGCTTGGGTCGTAGCTGTCGCTGCGGCTGCAACGGAAGTAGATTCATAATTGACCCAAGCCGAACTACTCCGAACAAACATCTGCGACGAAGTGGTGTTCCAGTAGATCGCACCAGTAAGGAGGGCGTTTCCGTCGTTGTCCAGCGTTGGAGCCGTGGCCTTTGCGCCAAGATACCGATCATCAAAACTGTCATAAGATGCCGCTGCCGCATTAGCCGAGGCCAATGCCTCCGCTGCCTTAGTCGTAGAAATGCCCGCCTGCGTTGTTGCCGTTGCAGCATGGGCCGACGCCGCAGCGACCTGGGCATCAACCGCAATTGCCGTTCCCGAAAGATAGGGGAGCTCAGACCATTTCAGTGTGCCGTTGCCACACTTTGCGCGTACATCACCGACGCCAATCCGCTCGACGGCGATCTCGCCCTCTTTCAGAACAATGTCGTTGGCGGCCCACTCTGCGGTTGTTCCAACGAGTTGGCGCATACGGGCGAATGAGTCAACCACGGGGAAACTCCTTTAAGCGGTCAGGCCGGGATAACCGGCTTTGATTTGATCTGTTGCGATGCCGGGGTCAGTCTCGGCAGAGATTACATCAGGGGTGGACGGGCTCCCTGGACGCCCGCCAAAAATGACATTTCCAGTCGGCGTAAAAAGGTCTTCTGGCAGGGTCCCGATACCCATCTCTGCGGACACAAAGACACTGTAAATATTGATGCCTGCCGCTTCAATTGTGATGTCACTGGTATAGCGAATGTAATGACGAATGGGCGTGCCGGATCGAATGCCAGAATAGTCCGTGACAATGAACTCGTAGTGCCAATTGTAGCCATTTTCGTTGGCCCACGACTGCCAACCCCATAGCTGCGGCCCGGTCAGCACATAGGACAGAGACAAGCTCCGCATTTCGCGCTTGGTCTTGCGGCGCTGACGGGAGCGGCCATTCTCAAACGTGGTTGCGCCGAGGCCATACGAAAGCGTGACTGCTGACCCTGCGACTGTGGCGCTGGGCAGAGTAGATGGGTAATCCATGACTGCCCCTAGATTAGTTGCGCGGCCATAGACGGCGCGGCCTCTGCGGTGAGGTTGATCTGCACAAGGTCGGTTCCGATGATCGAAGCCTGAATATCGGAGGTGATGCGGATCAATGTCGGCGTGACGTTGGCCGGAACCTTGCCAGCATACATGCCGCCGAGGTTCATATAGAACCAACCGTTGCCGTTGGCCTCCATCCAGATTCGCCAATCGTACCAGGCGCGGCCCGTCATCACGAATTGCAGATTAAACAATTGGGGCATATTGGTGAAGACCCGGCGCTGGGCTTGCTGGTTCGGTTCTTCGGAGCGAATGACGCCCGCCGACACAGTGATGCCAAACCCGTCAACCGTTGGTTTGGGCAGCGTGCTGGGATAGGTTGCTGGCATGTCACGAGCCCATGTATGTCATTGCGCCCGTGAATATCGACGGCGCATAGTTCACGGCGTCAACCGTTACAGTGTTCTCGCCGGTCGGCGTGGTCGATGTCACGATGAAGTCGCGGACCAGGGTGGTTGATGAGCCGAACGCGAACGAGGTGTATTCGTAATCGTTATCCACGTTGATGGTCGTGGGAGAGGCAGACGGCAGCACGATAAGGTTAGGTGCCGCGCCCTGTGTGACGGTGATCGGGTCCGTTACCCCGCCGTCAGGCTTGCGGAGAAGGACTTGTTTTGCGCCACCTGTCCAATCAAGGTCGTGGTCTGCGGTAAGGACGAGCCCAGAAACACCGATGACAAGGCCGGAGTCGCCCCACTTCGGGACGTTGTGCGAAACGCCGATACGGTCGCCGAGTTGCAACAGCAGCCCCTCCAGTTCCGTGTCGAACGTGATCGACTTACGCTGCCCCATGCGGCGCTGCCAAGTCAGGCGCGCATACTGTGCAGCGTGGTCTGCGTTAGTAACGCCGGGGAGCGTGTATTGATCGGGACGCAGCGAGGTCGTGGGATAGCGGGTGTACGACTGCCGGAAGTCCTTGGGGTCGATATATTCAATCTCGACGCCGTCGGCTGCGCCTTCCTCATCCCACGAGTAATTGATATTCATTGACCCGGAGACGATATTGGCATCCGTGAATAGCATTGACCGAACAGCCTTCACGCCGTCCTGCACCGCCGACATGACAGGGCCAACCGGGATCGGCTCGGCACCGAACGGGGTGCAGATGGTCCGCAGTGCCTCCCATACCGTAATCCGCTCGGTGAAGACGTGGTTGAACTGGTAGGAACCCCATTTTGTGTGAAGCGCGTTTAGCGCCGCCGTGTCGAGTTCGCTCGTTGGTCGGCCCGCGCCGTAGCTCGTGTTGCAATACACATCCGCGAACGCATAGGCCCCGCTGGTTGTGGCGATCTCGGTGCCGCCACCGGGCGGCGGAAGTCTGCGATTGGCGCGGACACGAATGCGAACGGAAGCATCGTTGCCCATGCCTTGTGAAGCCTTAACACGCACAGCAAGAAGCGTTACATCACCATAAGCGGAGCCTGTCGGATAGTCTGCAAACAGCTTTAAGCTCGACCAGATAAAACGGTCCGTACCGTTTGTTGCATTTGGCGCGACGGTGACGCGCGTCACCTTAACCGCCCATCGCTTGCTGCTTCCCGTGTCTATCTTGTAGGAGCGCCTAATGGGTGACGAAATCTGAGTCTTGTTTTTTTCGGCGTCAGCTGCTCCGCTTGTGGTGAAGTTCGCCATAGTAGGGCCGGTCGCTGTTTCTGCGCTTTTGGTATTGGCTGTTACTCGGTCCGAGTAAACCGTTCCCACTGCCGCGTCGGCATCGTCAAGCTCCTGCCAGAATACATCGAATTGAGTTGCGCGACCCTTGACGTTGCCGCCATCTGTCGGGTCTGTCTGCCCGCCCGGAAACACCAAATCAATCTGGAAATAGCGCCCCTTCTGACCAACCTTTGCGGTTGCAAAGTAACCAGCTGTGTCGTCGGTTTTTACAAACTCCTGGTTGGAGACTTCCGGCGAGGTCACGACGTTCTCATGGAACCCCCCACCCATAGCAGTAGCGATAACGCCCATCGTGCTGGTGTGCTGCGCGGGCTTAAACGCCTGCCAAGTCACGACACCAGCCGGCGGCGTGTTCCAACCTGTATCACCGAGATAGACGTTATCGACATCCACGTTACCCTGACCGACGCAGAGTAACAGATCGAGGTATTGG